TGCCTGGATATGGCTAGTTTTACATCCATCCAATTTTATATCTGACAACCCATCGACCAACTAAGTTGATACAGCGTACACAGGAGCTGACAACTCACCGACCAACTAAGTTGATACAGCACATAAACACTGATTAAACTTAACAACTAGCAAATTGGAGTAAAAACAATGATTTACATTAAAACGACAGTAAATGGCAAAGGCGTGGATCTGATAACAGCCTTTAAAAACCGGTTAGATTTTATGGTTTATGCCGATGAAGTAACATCCACCACAAACACCATAATAAACCAGAATGATTCTATCCCAACAATTTGCGAAAAACTTTACGATATGGGGATGGGGCGAGGGTCGAGACACCATTGCCGAATCAGCCAAAATGAAGCTACCAACTACATTCGAGATGGTATTGAGGAACATGGTTGTTGGAACATCAACTAAGTTGATACAGCGACTGCACAACTAGCAAAATTGGAGTGAAAAATGGCTAAACGTGACGTTACATTAAAGAATCTTAAAACCAATAAAATAGCTGGATTTGATTGTGGATACATTGCCAAACCTAGTGACATGGTAGGCAGTATGACTCCCTTCAAACCCGTATGGGAAGTTCAATATTTAGGTGATGGGACTCAAGGATGGTTTGGTAGCCCACAAGAAGCTATAGGATGGATTAAATCTTGGTACGATAAACAGCTAAAGGCTAAAGCCGCCAGTAATCGGCTAAATTTTCCAATCCTAAACGCAAAGTTTTTATGCCTGACCTGGGGGATTGGTTCTTACTTCTGGCCCAATCTGAGGACGTTTGATGGTAAACACAAACACTGATGACACAACTGGCTTCAGGCTTATTTAAGTGTCTGATCGCCTGGTTATATTTGACTATCTTGTGTCCCTGCGACTCAGTTAGTGCAGTATGCGAGTAAATCTGGTACTCAAACGATGCTGTTATATTTTCAGATCCAAACCCCATTCGGTGCAGTTCGTATAATTGTTCTCCAGCATCAAATTGGCGGCGTGTTATTTCATTTCTCTTTAAATATCTGTCAATGGGGGATTGTGTTGTAATTCTTACCCTCACCTTTGCACCGGCTTTTGATGCGTCCGTAGTTTCTACGCGGTAATCATCAGATTGCAAATGCTGGTAGCGTTCTGGTGTACCTGTATCCATTGCGGCTGATGGATTCTTTCTTCTAGGCATGTTTCCTGGAACGATGCGAAATTTCTTCCTTCCACGTCTCGATAGGCCAAGTTTCTCTTGGCACATGAGGGTCATCACCCTGATTAAGTTGATACAGCGCTTGCTCTATAAGCCATTTTCTGGCCAGGTTTTGCCATCCTTCAGTCCAAGCCTGTTCAAACACTGAATTAATTTGCGCTGTGGCATACTCATTTGCCTTTTTAGTCCTCAACCCAGAGTTATCGCCGGAATTACCATCAAAATTATAGTTAGGTCCATGAAACTTCTTTGCTGCTGCATCAAATTCAGCAAGTGACGGCCAGCTTTTGTATTTGTGTGTGGTCAGCATGTGCGAAAATGCACTTTTTAGAACATCTTCAGGATAATTACCCAAAACATCAACATAATCACCAATAATGACTTCAAGATTACCGTTTTTGGGTGCTGTCCAGCCTCTTTCTTTCATTGGATTGATAATCAGCCGTTTTACCTTGTCAATTTTGAATATTTGAGAGGTCATTGGGCTGCTTCCTCAAGTTGCTTGAAAGCAGCGTCCATATCATCACTTGATTTTTGGTCTGCAAGAGATTGTGGCTCTTTATTTTCAAAAGTAGACCTAAAATACGACCATGAATTTATTTTGCCGGATTTTTTCTTTTCAAAAACCTCTTTAACACCGTCAACAATCTCCTGATCTTCAAAACCCATTTCTATGATCTTGCTTAATTCAAAAAAACCTCCGAATTGTAGGTTTGGATTTTCCCCCAGATCCGTTTCAGTTTTTATGCGTTCTAATAGCAATCGAACATGATCTTCCTTATCATCATCATTAACTATAACTATAACTGGTTGACTTTTCGTTGAAGTTTCGTTGACGTTTCGTTGAACGGTAGTTGAACGACTTTCCAACGGTCGTTGAACCTCACCATTGATTTTATTGGCTTTTTCAGGAAGTTTTTTTTCCGCTATAGAATAGTTATGTTCATTGCGTGAAATAGTTTTGTTCGACTTTTTGTCACTTTTTTGTCGTTTTTTTGCCGAAATGCGTCCGTTTTCGGAATTTGTCTCTCTAATGTTGGCTCTGATTTTGAGTTCTTTTATAGCTCTCCCATTAAACAAAAAATCGTCTTCAAGGGTCAATTTACCTTGTTGAAGTAGCGACTCCAGAGTGCGTTTAAAAGTGCTTGGACGCATGTTACATCTGTTAGACAGATAGCTGACATTAAATGGTACAGGCCCGTCCTCATCGTAAATCAGCATTAGAATTACGAAATAAGCAGCCATCTCATTGGGCTGTAATCCGGCAATGCCGTTTAACATGTCTGAAGGATATATTTTAACGTAAAAGTTTTTCATCGATTCAGACTTATGTTGTTTATCACCTTTTCAAGTTCCTTTAACTCCTTTCTTAGTTTAGGATCGCTTTTCATTTGTTGCTTTATTTTGTTAGATCCGTGCATAATTGTGGTGTGATCACGGTTGAGCAACCGCCCTAAATTGGGTGTTGAATGATTGGTTTTGGTTACAGCGAAGTAATAAAGAATCTGTCTGGGGTAAGCAGCGTTGTCCCTTCTGTTGTGGGATAATACTTCTTGGTCTGAGATATCAAAAAATTTGCAGACACCCATTCTAATTTTTTTAAACATGCGGAAGTCATTGGATTGTGGTGTAAGGGTTATTACAGCCGATCTTTTTAACGCATCCAGTTTACGTTCCAGATGTCCAAGTTTATTTTTGGTCGTAGAGGCAGAAACCTCACCAGCACCCCTTACACTTTCAATTTCCAGGCTTAATCTTGTCAATTCGTTGATCATGTTCTGTTTTTGATCAAATTCACCGTGTTTTACTCGTAAGAATTTTGTCTGAGCCATAGTCTCCCTCCATATTTTCTTCTGTTAAACCATCACAACAATGTACTATTCCGTTTACACAACCCACGTAATCACAGGCGGTTGGTCTTCCAGCAAATGAGCCTTCGACGTGGGCGTATCTAAGTTGATACAGTGGGATAACCCCTTTACCGTGGCACTTGGGACAATGCATTATACTTTCCACTTTCCTGTTTGGTTTCCCCAACTGTCCCATCCCTCTCTGTCTGTACGGCTGAACAATTCCATGTATGGGCCGCTCACAAGACGTTCAATTGACGTATATATTTTGTCTGGTTTTCTGGAATGTTCGCGGCGAGGGGAGACGATAAGCCGCCTTACATCCTTGTTAACACGTTTTGGTTTCCCCTTGGTCGCCAGCAAGCATTGTTCAGGGTTGGATCTTGTCCAGTAACCTAATCCCGCAAAGTATCCACTATTCTGCTTATTTTGTTTAACCCAGTAAAATGCGACCGTTTTGTACGTGAATCCCCAGCGCCCAATGAGACGCAGACCTTCAGCAAGCATTGGGTCAGTAACCCACAGAAAAAGTACACAGTCATTGGCAGCAAGATCAGTAATAGGCATATCGAATAGATCATCCTGTTCCATAACTTTATAATGATTCTTTGCACTACGACCTTCTCCCTTCTTGCTATAACTTTTAAAATTCCAGGGCGGGTCAGCTAGGATAGCCTGATATTTCATCGCCCCTCCAGAATATTTATCTCGTTTTTTACCATCCCGATTAAATCCTCCAACCGGTCATGGTACGGTATATCAACACCGCCGCCTTCAGCATCTTCCAACTGTTTTTCAGCCCTTTGCAGCAAGCACCTTGCCGTTTCAAGATGATCAATTACGTGCATATTATAAACATATCAGGCTGGTCGTAAGCCTTTTGAATACGCTCACAGGCTATATCGAAATACTTAGGTTCTAATTCTATACCTATGAAATTGCGGCCTAGTTTGGCGCAAGCTACGCCAGTTGTTCCGCTACCCATGAACGGGTCGAAAATAAGATTGCTATAAGGTAAATACTCAATACAAAAAACGTACAAGTTTACAGGTCTTTCACACGGATGATTGCTTTCTTTTGTATTTACGAAGTTTGTCCAGGTTATCGTTACTAATTCGGTTTTTTGTAAGTGGCTTGAACTTGCTATTTCACATTTTGAAAAATCTGCCATTGGCTGGTTTTTATTCCATACGATTGCCCCACCATTTTTTTCAAAACAGTTAAAATAATTTGCTCCCCAAATAATTCGGTGTTTGCTTATCTTCCTCAAAATTTCAAATAGGGTCATTGGTGGGGGAGCATCATTCCAAGTTACTTCCTCCCCACGAATATTTCCCGTTGTTTGAACAAAATTCCCAATTCCATAAGGCGGGTCTGTCACCACAGCATCAACCTTGCCTAGCGTTGGCATAATCTCCAGGCAGTCCCCAAGGTATAGGGTGGCGTTTCCGATTATCTCCTTCATGCGTTAGCCTATTTTTTCTGCTGTTCTGATATATCAATCATATTTCCACACCCCAACGAAATTTCATCTGACCATAAATTGATTGCCAATCTCTATTTCGACTCATCCATCCTGACTCTTTTTTAGACGGCTTCGTTTCTCCCAGCACCTTCCATCCAGCGCCTTTCAAACTTGCCCCACTTTCAGACGCAAGAGTATAAGTAACCATTCTTTTGCCGCCCATTTGCTGCCAAATACGCCAACAGCGGCCATATAAAAACGAGCAAGTATTTTTAGGGGCATCGTCTAAAACACAACAACGGGTAACTTCTGCTGTTAATGAATCATCTAACTTTCTAGCTATTGGTCGTCCCACTATTGCAACCCCAACTAATCGTGTTTCGTCTGAAGCGCCTATTGCCCACTTGCCGCCTTGGGGAGGTTTGTTGTGGCGGTGGAAATTATCGACAAAAGACCGCGCCTCTTTCAAGGTTATGGGTAATAGAATTAAACTCATGCGTTAGCCTATTTTTTCTGCTGATAGTTTTTCGGTAAGTAAGATTTTCGGTGCATCTTTCGCCGTTTGATTGCTCCCTGTGGGCTTTTTCTGCCCCGAACATTCTTGGGTAAATCGGCTCTCCTCCCCCGACCACGTTTTGCCTTCTTCCCATTTGTTTTCAGCCGCCGGTAAACTGTCGTAAACATTTTTTTCCTCCACCTGTTTGCCACATGATTCACAATACCAAGCATCATTGTCTGGAAACAAAGTCGCCCAAACAGGTAGGAAACGGTCATCGTCACACCAGCGGCAATGATATTTCATACCCACTTCAACCATTTCAAAACGCACTCCCATGTTTTTAAAGGCAGCACCACCAGAGTTTCCTGATTGTCGTCTCTGATAAAAAGAAAGTCTGAGTCATCTTGGGATAGCCACTTGTATAGACGCTTATTGCCGCCTCTACGCCGCTTGCACTCACCCAACATACCCTTGATCTGGATATCCCCCTTAAAGCCATCAGCAGCGCCCGAAAGCGGTACACGTTTGATGTCTTCATTGGTCATACCCATTTGCCTGTGATAGTTAACAATCTCTCTCTCATACCCAGCACCTTTAAGTCGCTGTGATTTGCTCACTTCAAATAAGCCAATCATTCGGAGTAACTTCACCGTCTGTCATATCGTGAATAGCTCGCAGCTTTTTTGGTGAAGGGAAAAAGACCGATTTCTCCCACCGGCAAACTTGTGATTGTGTAACTTCACATCCCATGTCACTGAGCATTTGAGAAACTTGTGTTTGGGTAAGACCTTTATCTAGTCTCCAATCTTTAAACTGCATATTTCTTAAACACCTAATATTATTGTTAAACTAAATTCTTATAGCAATATTAAAATATGTTTAACACACATAAATATGCTTGTCTATTATATTTTACTATCGTATGTTTATGCTTTCTACACATACATTGGACATAGTTGTGAAAACAGAATGTTACGCACAAAAACTAAACATAATTGCTCCAGTCACTGTGCTTTGATGGTTAACAGGAGTGATTATGCCTAAGTATCGCGCAGAAACTCACCGTTGTCTGGCAGCAGAATATAGAGCGAGGAGAGGAGTAAAACAGAAAGAGGTCGCTGATGCGATTGGAATGAACCAATCAGAATATTCAAAAATTGAACGTGGTGGGAGACAGCTTTTCAGCACTGATCTTATAAAACTCACAAAATATTTTGGTTGTACGGCGGATCAACTTTTAGGGCTATCCGAAATAGTTGACACAAAGCCAATCTCCAGACCACTTAAAAGAGATTTAGCGTTCTATTACACTAAACATAAAACAGGAGAAGGGGTGGATATTTCTGAAAAAAACATTTCAATGGTGGAGCGGCCTTTTTTTCTTGATGGCTGCGAAGGGTGTGCGGCGGTAGTAGCAAACAACCGAATGTCTCCAAGATTTGAAGAAGGAGAAATAGTCTATATTGACTTTGACGGTGAAGCTGAATCTGGTGATTACATCTTTGTAATTTTAAACCACTATGAGACTGACTCTGGTCTAATTTGTCAGCTTGAAGAATGGTTGCCAGACGGCGTGGTTGCAAAGTTTTCAGACGGCTCAACGGAAAAACTGGTTGGTGATGCGGTAAAGCGTATTGGACAAATCGTAGGTAGCCGTAAACTTTAACACCTCTAATATTTTATTGACAATAGTGGTTTAACACATTAATTATGTGTACAACGTAATAACGTGATGTTGTACACATGCTTAACACAACGGCTGAAAAGGCTTGGGCAAATATTGGACTTGACCACGTTAGTCATTCCCAACTTTCAAAGCCTCTGCCTAATTTTCTATTCGAGTATGTTTATCTAAATAGTCGGCGGAAAGATATGCGCCCGAACTGCAATATGTTCTGTGGCACACTGGCGCATGATTACATCCAGGCGGTAGCCGCAAAGAAGCAGCCTCTTGCTGCGGCTTTAAAAGACGCTAGGCGGCAACTAAGTTTGTACGCACCCAGAGATGAGGCTGATGCAAAATTAAAAGACCAATCTTTGGAACAAATCGGAGACGTTGTTGAAAACGGTGTTGGTGTTACCCGTGAACTGGTTATCAAAAACCCAGAGATAGAGCGCAAGATTACTTTTGAATTAGAAGGTGTAGCCGTTCCTGTCTTGGGTTATGTGGATCTGATCTGGGAAAACAATTTTCTCGAAATAAAAACCAAGTGGAGAAAGAAGGACGGCGGTGCTGCGCCTATGCCCAAAGTGCCGTCGTTTAATCACACTCTACAGTGCGCGATATACTGGAAGGCCACCGGCCTTCACCCACGCCTTTTGTATGTGAGAGACATGAACTGCGTTCTGTTTGATTCAAATAACTGTGAATCATTAACGACAGAAAACATGGAACGCCTATTGGAATATGCTCGTCAGATCGCAATACAACGGCAAAATCTTCTCAGAATCAGCACTGACTTTGATTTCCTTAAAACGATTATCCCAGCGGATTGGGAAAGTATGTACTGGAATATTGACCCAGAATATCTAGTGGAGGCAAAGAACATATGGAAGCTATAAAAAACCTTTGGAATCTCGTATCCGAAACTGATCCTAAATATACAAAGCCCGTAACATTCGGGCGCAAGTTTACATCTATTGACCCTTACAGCCAGATCAAGAGAGCTACTGAAGTATTTGGTTCCGCCGGTACAGGATGGGGATGGACTGTACAACGCCCGATAGAATACACAACCACGAATGAGATCGCCATACTGATAAGACTCTGGCACGGAACGCGAGAATCTTACATCGAACAATGGGGGCAAGCTGGGCTGTATATAGACGCGAAAGAAACCAAGAAAGACAACGATTGTTTTAAGAAGGCAACAACTGATGGTTTAACTAAATGCTTATCCGTTCTTGGTTTCAACTCTGATGTTTTCTTGGGCAAATGGGAAGACAGCAAATATGTGCAACAGATGAAATCAGAGTTTTCAGACAACCCCCAGTTAGCACCAACTGATGCAGTTGCTCCAACAGTGTCCCAACCCGAACCACCACCACCAGAAAAAACTGAAGTTAAACCTGTCGATGAAAAATCTTTAATCCGTTTGAAGTGGGCAGAAGAAAAGTTTGGAGAGTGTGAATCAGTTACTGAGGTTGAGGAACTTTTCACCTCTAACCTGAGAAACATCAACGACACTAAAAACCGAGATGAGAAAATATACGAAAAAATTATGTCTTTAATCGAAAAGAAAAAGGAGAGTCTAAACAATGTCTAAAAATCTGGATGCAGTGATTTACGGAGAGAAGGTAATCGAGAACGGTGAAATTGTTATGGAAGGTAATTATCCCAAGCAGCGTTCTATGAAAATAGGGCGTTTAATAACCACGGACGATGGTAAGCAGTTTATGTATATCAACCAACTGCCAGCAGGGAAAATGGCGGCGGAATGGGATGGAAAGGTAAACTTTTACGAATCTAAATACGACGACAATAACCAAGCACCGAACCGTGGCGGTATGCCTTAATGGATGATGTTTACTTTGCAATCATCAGCATAGTTGGTGTTTTTGTGGCTGCTGGATGTGCTGTTCTGATGGTGAAGTGGTGGCAGTTTGTACAAAAGGATTTGCGCGATAGAGATGGGTAACATACCAGAACAACTTGAAAGCAAGATTTCTTTGGTGCACGAACCAGTGCATTTGCTACCACACGAAATAAGTATTTTACGTGATGCAGCACTCCTCGATTGGCTTACAGCAGACCAGACTAAAGCAGCCCTCGTATCTGTTGCACACCAGTATTTGCAAGACAAGCAATGACAGGCAGAGGTGTGCAAATAACTTTAAGCCAAACCGAATTATTGATCGCCGGTATGCAGGGTTTGTTTCGCCGTTTAAAGGCAATCGAAAAGCAGCGAGACAATCAGGGAGTCCCATTCAACCAGCTATGGGAAAGTGACATCATTGGATCAATGGGCGAGATGGTGATTGCAAAATGGCTTGATAAATTCTGGTCGCCCCAGGTTGGAGAACTTGACAGCGAAACTGGAGATGTTGCTGGCCTTCAGGTGCGAACCACCGGCTATCGAGACGGTCATTTGTGGATGAGCAAGCATGACAACCCTGACCATATATTTGTACTGGTCAGAGGCGACAACAGCGTCAAACAAAGCTGGTGGATCGTCGGGTGGGTTTACGGCCACGAAGGTAAAAAAGAGGAATACTGGTCAAGCAAGTTGAGAAATCAATATGCGTATTGGATACCGCAAAATGTTCTCCATCCGATAGAACATATTCCCACAATAAATAATTATGATGATATATGGGCGGATATTTAAAGATGGCCCTAATAACCAGCACCGATGATTTAACATATGTAAATTTCAACAAGGAAGGCGGCAAAACTTGGCTGCGAGTTCAGGATGGAAATCAGGAGGTATGTGTGCGGGAAATATCTGAGGGTCAGGCATGGCGATTGATTGAACAATTAATCCCGATTGTGAGGTACTGGAATGACTCCAAGACAAAGTGAAACGTTAAATTTTATCAAGCGATTTGTACTGAAAAACAGCTACTCACCAAGCTACCAGGAGATTGCTGATGGTCTGAGTCTGAAGGGGAAGGCGGGTGTTCATTACCAAGTCACCGCCCTCGTCAAACAGGGGCATTTGCGGAAAGTCGATAAAGCCCACAGAAGCATCTGGCCGTCATGATTAAACTATTTTTCATTACTGTTTTAGTCGTAACGACAAGAATGCCAGCAGACGGTTGGTTACAGTGGACACGAAGTTTTAACGACCATAAGACGTGTATTCAGAGTGTCGGAACCACCTATGAACAAATATCTCTTTCAGTCAGAGGTCATCTAGGCAGAGAGTTCATAAAAATTAAAGAGATGCGCTGCCTCACATATCAAGAGGCAGTGGAATTAAACGTGGAGCTAGGGCATTAACCAAGGAGAGAAATATGGCTTTTACTACAACGGAAAAACGGGTTAATAAAATTTTTGATGAACACAGAAATGAATATTTGGACATGATAGATAAATACAAGTTTGGTAAAAATTCCAGACTATATGATTGCAAGACCACCGAGGATGGACGATTGGTCGAGATAGATGAGGAAATCCTTGATATGAGGAATGCTGGCTTATCATATCGATCCATTGCAAATGATCTTAATGAAAGGGGCATTGTCGGAAAGCGGGGAGGGAAGTACTTCGCCAGCACGATCCGCAATGTCTGTGAGAATAC